TTTAGAAAAGTTCTTGATAGAAATGGATCAAGAGCATTATATCTAGATGTAATTAATAAATTTGAACCTAAAAGTATTTTAGATGTTGGTTGTGGCTTAGGATTGGATTATCAGCTTTATAAAGATAACAGTATTGATATAGAATATCATGGAATTGATGTATGTAAAGGATTTATAGAAGAAAATAAAAAGAATTTTCCTGAAACTGATTGGAAATGGGCAAAATCATATGATATTCCATTTGATAAAAAATCTATTGATCTTGTTACTTGTAGAGGGGTATTAGAGCATTTAAAAGACCCATATGAGACTATTCAGGAAATGAAAAGAGTGTCTAAAAAATACATTTCTATAATTTGGTTTTTAATACCACAAAAAAAGGAAATAATTAAAAAAACTCAAAGTGGATTCTATAGAAATATATATTCTATAGAAAAAATAAATACATTTTTTCAAAAACATAATTTAAATATATTATATAAAGATCAAGTAAAGGATAATAAATCTCCTATGAAGTATCATGAAATGTGGATGATAGAGAAATGATGATAATAACCCAATGTAGTGATACCTATTTTCCTTGGGGTAAGATATTTCTTGAATCCTTTAGACTGACCAACGGAATAGATGCTAAAATACACATTAATGGTGTTTACCTTCAAGATAAGCATATTGAAGAATTAATGTCATTGTATCCCAAACTTACAATAAAAAATCATGTATATAAAACAGATGTTATTATTAAAAGATTTGGTGTTACTGAAGAAGATTTTAGAAGATGTAGAAATGCTGTTGCTCTAGGATTTAAAAAAGATTGTAGATGGTGGATGGATTTTATGGTAGTTGAAGAAAGAATAAGTCAACTATATCAAACTATAAAAGATAATCCTAGAGAAAAACATTGGTTACATTTAGATATTGATATGATGTTTAGAGAATCCATAAATCCACTCCTTTCTATCATAGGAAAGAATGATGTGACTTGTAGATTCAGACCTGATAAAAAATTCGAAAAAAAGAATGGTAAAATAGTTCCCGAATCAATGAGAATTGCAGGGGGCATGGTTGGTGTAAAAGGAATACTTGGACGTGAATTTGTAAAAGAATGGAGAGATCAAATATTTACAAAAATGGGGAATGGTATTCAAGGAAGGGGAGAACCTTGGGGTCAAACTGCTCTTTATTATGCTTATGAAAAATTTAAGGACTATTATTCATTTGGTCAAATTCCTGAAAAATGGCTAACAGCATATTGTCATTATAAACGTCCTATATGGTGTGGTCATAAAAAAGGTAATGTTACAGTACAGAATGAAGATGGTACTAAGAAATTAGTTCAGATACCCACAAGAGAAGTATTTAGAAATCAGGTTTTCATTCCTGAATTAAAAAGAATTAAAAGACAGTTTCTTAAAGAAAATTATATTAGCCCTAAGTTAATTTTTTAGCTTAACAAATGAGTGAATATGTGATATAATGCCTTTCAAAAAGGAAAATGTTATGAAAATTAGAATATCCTTACAGAAAAAATTCACTTTAAATACCCAAAATTATAGCTCAATTTCACCTGCTATCACATTAGATGTTGTTGATGGTGTTGATGCTGAAAATGTATCTGATGCTCATAGATACCTATCTACTATTGCTGATTTGTTATTACATGATCAGATAGAAGATGATGCTCAAACAATGGCATCAATAAAATCTATGGGGTTTAGTGAATACTTTAAGAATCTTGATAGAGAGAAAATGGATGAACAATTTGAGCAAGTATTACAGAAGCTTATCCATGTAGACAATGATATACCATTTTAAGGAGATAATATGGCGAATCAAAAATGGAAGACAGACCCAAAATTATATAATGCACCAACAGAAAGAAATGGCGTACAGGTAAATAAGAAACTTGAATATGATACTGTATATAGAAAAGAGTTTCTTGATTCTGATCCTCTAAGGGATTGGGAATCAATTGATAGATGTAAGTGGTTATGGGAATGGGCATTAGGTCATCTTGAATATAATGGCGTAGAGTATGATACTACTAAATGGGGTGTTCTTGATGTAGGTACAAAGGATGCTCAATTTCCTGAATGGTTAAGAGAACAAGGTGTCATGTCAATGGGTTTGGAGTATTCTGAACCTTATGTAAGATATGCTATTGAAAAAGGCAGACCATCTCATTATGGAAATGCTTGTGCTATGCCTTGGGATGATGGTGTTTTTGATTTCGTATTTTCTCATCATCTTCATGGTCTCCTACCTGATTATCTTTTAGGTCTTCAAGAAATGTTTAGAGTCAGCAGTAAGTACATGTTGGCTTTAAATCAAGTCCCTGGAAATCCAAGAAAACACTATAGTTACGTTGATTCATCAAAAATCTTTACTGAATTCATTGATTCTGTTGATGCTGAATTTGATATTTTATATAATGACTATTTGGATACAGGATTTAATAATGAATGGGTTATTTTTATTATGAAGATAGATGAAAATGATGGGGATAGAAGGATATTTGAAAAAGACTACATGGATGAATTATCACCAAATGCTGAATATGATGAAGTTTCATTCAAAAGAAAAAAATATAATCCATTTGAAGGATGAAAAAATGTATATTGAGATTAATATAACTAAAGATATGTTAAATTTTGCCAAAGATAAAATATCTACTATAAAATTTAATAAAAAAGAGTTGAATAAATTTGGTTCAGAAAAAACAAGAACTTTTTTTGGATATATTGGTCAAGCAATGATATTATCTTATATAGGTATTCCATTATATGATGTAGAAACATTTGATTATGATGTTATATTTAATAATAAAAAATGGGAGATAAAATCAATATCATGTAAATATAAACCACCATTAGATTTTTTAGCTACTGTAAATTCACATGATTTGAAAGGTGTTCATAAACAAAAATCAGATTATTATATATTTAACCGTATATTATATGATAAAACTATAGGATGGATACTTGGTTATATTTCATGTGATGATTTTTTTAAAAAAGGTGAATTTAAATCAAAAGGAGAGAATATATGTTCTAATCCTTCAGTAGGTAAGTTTGAAAAAGCTAATGCTACAGTTTTACCTATATCAAAATTACATAGTTTCAAAGATATAAAATTAGATAAACAAAATTGGTTAAAAGGGAGACCGTTATTTTTATGATTAGAGCAATACAGTTTCAAAATAAGAGAGTTGGCAGCACATTTTTACAGAAAGCAATTGATAGTCATCCTGATATTGCAGGAATTGATGAAGTCTTTGTGAATATGGCAAGAAAACCTGGGATGAAAAAATCAGGAATTACACCATATTTAAGAAGTTCACATACCAAACCTCAATCATATATTGAGAAGGAAATTTATAAAAAATATCCTGATAAACATACGATATTTAAATTGATGTACAATCAGATTGATTATCATAAAGGTTTAATGAACTATATTAAACAGAATAACATTCCTGTTATTCATGTAATAAGACTTAATTTAGTGAAACAGGTTATTTCAGGAATGACAGCAGCAAGTACAGAACATAATCCTGTAGTTATCAATCCAAAAGATTTATTAAGAGCAGTAGATGAAGCACAAAGATTGAATATACATTGGTCTAATATGCTTCATAATCATATCAAATTGACATTATATTATGAGGGTCTTTTTGGTGAAACTATAGATGATGTAACATTTGTTAATAATGAAGTAAATGCTTCTGTTTGTCAATTTTTTGGAGTACCAAATATTAGATTATTTGCAAGAACAAAAAAGAAGAATAAGGATAATTTAAGTGTTTATTTGCCAAATATAGATGAAATTAGAAAGGTATTTAAGGAGACTGAATTTGAATGGATGATAGATTAAAAGATATTATTGATGATAAAGCTATAACTGATGGTTCATGTGGGGGATTTAGACGTTGTACACATAGAGTATGTAATCCCATAGAACCTGATTGTCAAGAATGTATAGAAGATTATGAAAACGCTATAAAAGAAAAATACAAAGGAGATTAAAATGGTAACAAAAACTGTTTATTTTGCTCATCCGAAATTACACTATGATACTGAATTTGAAATGGATTGTATTAGTGTTATTATTGAGATGCTTACACCTGTAGGAGTTGATATAATGAATAGTGGTATTGAGATTTTCAATCCAAATCAAGCTATTTTAAGTAAAATGTATAAAGCAAGAAAAGATGCAGGTGATCCTGATCCATTCGAACTTTTTAGAGAAATTGCAAGAGCAGCAGATATTGTTGTTGGTGTTACTTTTCTTGATGGTTCATTGGGTGCAGGTGTTGCAGAGGAACTTGTAGAGGCAAAGAACAATAATAAAGAAGTGTATATTATTTTTGTTAATAACAAAACAAAAATGTTTATTCCTTTTAGTAATTTGGATAATTATAAAGTGTTATCTATTGAAGAAACAAGAACAAGAACTAATTTAACAAAGGAAATGTAATGAAATATTTTTTATCGTTCATGGGATATCCCCGTAGTGGTCATACATTAGTTGCTGCTATATTAAATGCGAATCCTAATGTAATATGCAGTAATCAATTAAACATATTTTCTTCTGATAAGGTTGATTTGAACTACATTATGTCCTATAGTACTAATCCTTCTACTTGGAAGGATACCACACAAATAGTTCATGTTCCTAAGCAGGAAATTACGGTAATTGGTGATAAAACAGGACATAGAACAGTTACACTTTTAGAAGACAATCCTAAAAGACTTGGTATTATAAAATCTCAAGTTAAGGTTCCTATAAAATGGATTCATGTTGTCAGAAATCCATATGATAACTTAGCAACATGGGTAATATTGAATTATAAGAATAAATCAAAAAATGGTCAAAAGATATCTATAAAACAAGAGTTAAATGAAGTAATACAAAAATATAGTTTATTAAATCAAACTATAGATAAGCTTAGAAAGTCAGAAGATGTATTGACAATCAATCATGAATATGTCATTACAAGGATGCATGACACACTTGAAAGAATGGCTAATTTTTTAGAAATATCATTTGATCCTATTTGGAGAGATAATGTAAGAAGTACAGTTTGGAAAAGACCAAGAATAACAAGAAATAAAGTTAAATGGACAAATGAGCAAAAGAAAACAGTTGAAAAAATAATTAGACAATATCCTTGGTTGAATGGTTATGTATATGGTGGTTGTGGGGGATGTAGAAAATGAAAAAAATTAGAGTATATTTTCTTGCAATAAAATATTGGTTTCAGGGTGATGATTGGAAATTTGCATATGAATATGCAGAATCTTTAGTAGTAAAAGGATGGAAATAATGTCTAAATTATTGATGAATGATAATACAGAATATGATTCTCTTTATTTTCCTTGCTATGTGATAAGTAAACATAATAAACTTATACCTGTTTTTATAGGTGCTCCACAAACAATGAAAAGAGGATTGATTGGAATATATGTTAGCAACTATCAATATCCTCTTATAAACCATAATAAAGCATATATCTTTATTCATGATCCTGATGGAGTAGATGGTGATATTGATGCTGTAGATTGGGATCAAATACAAGATGAATTAGAAGATAAAAAAACAGATAGGAATCATATACATATTTGGAAATAGGAGATAAAATGAAAAGAATTTTAATTACAGGTGGTTTAGGTTATATTGGAACTAATATTAGAGGCAAATATAGTGATAAATACAGATTTCATGTAAGTGATTATGGTGAATTTTTTACACCTGCTCATGAATATCAAAATCTAAACAATTTTGATGGTGTAATTCATCTAGCTGCTTTAAGTGGTGTTATCGCATGTGAGAACAATACTCAAAAAGCTATTAGAGATAATATTATAAGTGCTAATAAGATTTTTGAACTTGCAACTCAATATAGAGTTCCTGTTGTATTTACTTCATCAGGTGCAGCAAAAGACCCTAAAGCAAGTATTTATGCATCAATGAAATGGATGATTGAAGAAATGGCAGAGTATTACAATAGTGAAGGTGGTAATATTCACGTTGTTAGATTATCTAATGTATATGGTGGAGAGTATTATACTAAGAAGAAAAAAGGAACATGTATAAGAGAATTTTTAGAGAGATATAATAACAATGAACCTATGCAGGTTCATGGTGATGGTACTCAAGTCAGGGATTTCATTCATGTCTATGATGTATGTGAAGCTATAATGACTATTTTAGATTTCAATCCATATTATATGAAACCAATTGAAATTGGAACAGGTATAGGACATACAATTTTAGAAGTTGCAGAGATGTTTCCAAGAAAACAAAACAATCATTATGAATTTGTTGAATGTCAAAATATTGGTACGTTATCTTCAATAGCTGATACAGGATTGGCTAAAGAGATATTAGGTTTTGAAGCAAAAAGAAAAGTAGAAGATTACATAAAGGAGAGTATAAAATGAAAAGTGAATTTAAGATTTTTAAATTGGTTACGGGTGAAATGATGGTTACGAAAATTGTAGAAACAACAACGGAAGGAAAGATTGTTTTAGATTATCCTGCTATGATCGTTCCTATTCCCCCACAGCAAGCAGGTGGTATGCAGAATCAAATTGGTTTTGGTAAGTTTATGCCTTTTTCTGATTACTCAAAAGAGATTGTTTTGAATCCTGAACATATTGTTTCTGAATCTGAATCAGATACTAATATTATTAATGCTTATGAACAATGGGTTACGCATATGAGAGCACAATCATCAGGTATTGTATTGACTCAAAATTCTAATCTTCCAAAAGAAGGACAAGCAAGGGGATTTGGTGATTTAAACATATAAGGAGAAAATATGCAGAAAATTATATCTATTGAAGCTGTTACCTTAGATGATTCTTGGTTTCAATTGGTTTGGAATATCATTGAACATGGTAGAGACTTTAAAATTGACCAAGGATCATTTGCAGGTAGTGTTAGAAAAGAGTTTGATTTTGTTGTTGCACATATTAAAAGACCTTGGGAAAGAGATTCTGTTCATGGAATGCCATTGATTCCAAGAATTCCTGAACATATGAATATCCCTGCTCCTGTAACAGATGATTACCTTATTGATTATGCACCCTATTTATTAAGTGGTGAAGTAGCTGAAGGTGAATCATATACATATGGTCAGAGATTGAATAAAGAACCTATTTCAAAGACAATGGCAGATGAAATGTTACGTCTAAGTGGAAGCATCTATAGGAATCATTGTGGTGTCAAAGCTCTTGAGAATATAATTTATGATGCTGATAAGTTTTTATCTCAAGTAGAACTTGCTATTGAAGTTTATAGAGAACATCCAAGAACTAATCAAATGTGTTTGCAAGTGGCGAAACCTTCTGATATGCTTCTTATTGATCCACCTTGCTTAAGACATATTGATACAAGAGTTCAAGATGGTAAACTTCATTTCTATCCATATTTTCGTTCATGGGACTTATGGAGTGGATATCCTGCTAATCTTGCAGGTATTTCAATGTTGCAAGAACATATGGCAAATGAAATAGGCATTGAACAGGGAGAAATGATTTGTGCATCTAAAGGTCTTCATCTATATGACTATTCAGTTGACTTTGCATTGGCTAGATGTATGGTTGAGGGTGATAATTGTAAAGGATTCTAATGAGCGATTACGAAAAAGCAAAAAAAATGGGATTAACTGATTTGAATAGATGGGAAGATGATATAGAACATCATCCAATGTCAAAAAGGTTAATGTCATTTTTAGAAGAACATGATTATAATGATTATGGTGATTATTTTGGTTGGAAAGTAGGTGGTGATGGAGATAATGGTGAAGAATTAATGTATCAAATGGATGCATTTTTTGAAATGTTGGAGAAATCACAAAATGAGAAAATATAATGTGAAGTGGAAATCCGCAAATACTTCAGTAGGGCAAGAAGTAATATTGGAAAATTTGTTTGATGATGTTAAATGGGATGATATGGTAGCAAGATTTACAAGAGATGATATTGGAGAAACTACCATTATTCCATATCATAGAATTTATGATATACTACTAATAGATGTGGATGTAGATGAGTAATATATTAATAATAGATTCCACAAAGGGGATGAACGAAAAGAATTCAAGTCTTCATGTTAGGAATAGCTATATTTTGAAGAATTATCTTGGTGCAGATTTAATAGGGTCCGAACCAAAATATATTGATAGCTTGACTAAATCGTATGATAGAATTCTTTTTGTATCTTCTTCAGGATATACAGAGGCATCTTATTTTGTTGATTGGATATTAAATAATCACAATGATAATGTGCGTTATTATTATATCTGTAATGATTATAATGTTGGAGAACCTGTTTTATTATGGATATTATCAAGTAAAAATGGAATAAAATATAATGTAATAGCTAATCATAAAGGAGAGGAAAATAAAAAGTTAAGGGGTATCAATCTCAAAGAAAGAATTGAAAATTGGGATATAGTAAATCTAAACTCTTTGATTTATGATCATAATATAAAAGAACATAATAATTCTATTTCATCCTTTTTTGATACTGATTTCAAAAAGACAGATATTATTTATTTTGGTGCATTTAGAAAAGGAAGGGTGAAATACTTTAAGAAATACATAGATAATAATTTTCCACTTTCCACTTCTAAAAAGAACTATCAGAAATATAATGAGAATGGAATACATGGTCTTTGGAATAAAAGGTTGAATTGGTATGGTTCTATTAATACATTACATAATTATAAATCATCCTTGTATATAGAAGATGAAGCTACTCATGAATGGTATAGTTGTCTTGCTAATAGATACTATGAAGCATTGTCTTATAATATTCCATCTTTTTTTGATCTATCATGTATGAATACCATAAGGAAGTCAGGTTATCCAATAGATCATTTTTTTATTGTTAATAGTAAAGAAGGATTATGGGATAAAATAAAAATGCTTGATGATTATGATTATGATTTAAGTGAAGAAAAAGAAATGGCAAGACAAGAAAAGGAAGAAACACTTAAAAAAATCAAGGAAATAATATGTTAAGATTTACATATATGAAAACTCCCCTTTATAGATACACATTTAAGAATAAGAAGGTTCGTAAATGGGTAGAAGAAAATGCAGAAGGTAGAGTTTTGAATTTGTTTGCAGGTAAGTATAAACTCATATGCGATGAAATTAGAAATGATATAAGAACAGATATGCCTTGTGATTATCATATGGATGCACTTGAATTTGTTAAATCATGGCAAGGTGAAAAATTCAATACTGTTGTTCTTGATCCACCTTATGCATATAGAAAATCAATGGAAATGTATGATGGAGCAATTTCATCCCCATTTAATCAAATCAAAAATGAGATAGGAAGAATTCTTTATCCTCATGGCATTATAATTAGTTTTGGTTATCATAGTAATGTAATGGGCAAGACAAGAAATTATAAACAAGAGCATATTCTCTTATTAAGTCATGGTGGTGCTATTCATGATACAATAGCTGTTATAGAAAGAAGAAATGATGGATTAACAAATGAACAAATAGGTGCATTTTTTGAATGTAAAAAGAATAACATTTAATGAAATAACTCCTTTTTGGAATATTCTTTGGCCTAACATGCATCTTGAAAGAAAAGCATGTAGTCTTTTATTTGGTGGATATGATTCTACTATCAAAACAAATTCTAATATCGTTCCATTATATTTTGGAGTTGAAATAGATGGAAAAATAGTAGGTGTTAATAGTTGTAATGCTGTAAATGATATTCAATATAGAAGTAGAGGTCTATACGTACTTCCTGAATATAGGAGAAGGGGTATAGCTCAAATGTTGTTTAATGCTGTTTATGAACAGGGTAAAAAGGAAAGAAGATTAGTTCTATGGAGTATGCCAAGAAAACCTGCATTATCTGTTTATTTGAATTTTGGGTTTAAAGTGGTATCAGATTTTGTTAAACATGCTTATGGATATAATTGTTATGTAATAAAGGCAATAATATGATAAAAAAAGAAGAAATAGCAAATTACCTTAAATTTGGATTTACTGAAGACATGTGGTATAATGAACCATATGAGATAGATAAAACATATGGATTTGAAGATTATGTTGAAGGATATAAGGTATACTATGAAAAAGCAATGAGCAATATTGATTTGTATGGTGCTATTTGCGCTTTAAGTGGTGGATTGGATTCCTCTTTAAACATCTTCTATCTGAAAAACACTAATCCTCTTGTTTATTCTTATATCATAGAAGGTAATTTGGATCATATTTATGCAGAGAAACTTGCTAAGGAATGGAATTTAGAAAGATTCTTTTTGATTGAAGGTGTTGATGTTAATAATTTAGAAACACTTCTTATTGAGATGAACAAAATATGGGATAAGCCAAGGTGTGTAACGGGTGATTTACATACATATGACGCATATATAAAGACAAGAGAATATTCTAAATTACTTCTATCAGGTGTGGGATCAGAACCTATGTCATTAGGTATTGGTTGGATGTATTCACCTATGATTGAGCTAGCGTTTATAAGAGGGGAATATGACATAACTCACGCTAAGAATATATATGAAAGCAGTAAATATTTTGATCCTATGGCTATGGATCAATTCGATGTAAATAGAGCAATAAAAAATAGGCATCTTACATATTCTGATATTATAAACAGCTTTGGTGTGTTTACTTCACAAGAAATACATCTTATGGGAATAGAACCACCTGAAATAAAATTAAAAGAAGAAAGTCTATCTCATGCATTACAGGCTACTTATGATTGGTATAATCCAAATATGATAGGTAAACGATATCCAATGTTAAAGGAAAACATAGGTGTTACATTTGTCACTCCTTATTCAGATGATAAGCTAAGAGAGTGGTGTTTTCAGATGCCATATGAATATAGATTTTGTATGGGTAGTGAAAGGCATGTAATGAGACAGTTTATTGATAATAAGCTACCTGATTATATTGTCAACAGACCAAAAGAACCATTTCAACCAAGAATTGATTGGTGGTTTGAAAATGCAAAATTAATAGATTATTTGATGGAAAAATATTTAATGGATAGGGGAAGAAGTATATTTGAATGGCTAAATTATGATGCTGTTCAAAAATTTGTTATGGATAAAAATGAACCATATAAAAGATGGACTTTATTGAATCTGTCAATATGGATAGGAGAGAAATATGGATATTAATCAGTATTTGAATAAAGGGTTTATTTGGAATGGAAAATATTGGGAGACTCATCCTAATGTTCCACGAATTGAAGAAATGGATTATGAAGATGCTAAAAGAGAATTTTGGATGAAAATGGATGACATTATTGAGCCAATAGCTAATAGTGATAATGTTCTGTTTACAATGAGTAGTGGATTGGATACATCTTCTATTTTATCTCATGTTATGGAATATAATACTGATCCTAATGTTGTTTGTCTTGATAACGGTAGGGGAGATGCAGAGATGAGTGAAAGATTAGCAGATGAATGGGGATTTACTCATCTTGATATTGTTCATGTTGATCCTAATAAAATAGAACCTTATCTTTTAGACATTAATCATATGCTTTCTTCACCTGTTGCTCATACATATTTGTTCTTTTCTTATTACTTGTTTAAATACACACAAGAAAAAGGATATGATACTCTTGTAATGGGGGATGGTCCTGATGTATCTATGTTGGGTACTCATGCACTTCATCAAGACATTATTGAAAATGCAATTCGATTAGGTCAATATGATCTTAATAAAGCCAATGAGACTATTGAGCAAAGTAGTTATTCAGAACCTTGTGTCATGGAACACTCAAGACTTTTATGGAATGCACTTAAAAAATTTAAAATTGACTCAAAATACAACACAACATATTTCTATAATACATGGTCAGAAGATGAGATTAAAGGTGATGTTCCTAAATGGGAATTAAAAGAGAATACCATTGAACATAGAATTTGGGCTGAATGGGTACAGTTTCTTATTAGAACAAGAAAACCTACTAATGAGATGTTAGTTGAATTTGATTTTAAACAGGTCTCACCTTATATGATGATGAATGACTTTATTATGTCATTACCTGTTCATTATAGATATTGTTTGCATAGCACTAAACATCTTATGGTTGATCTTTATGGTGATTATTTGCCATTGTATATTATACAAAAGACAAGAACAGGATTCAATCCTTCAGACCCTTGGGCAAAGCGATATAAGGGAGTTATTAATTACCTTCTCAATAAGTGGGTATGGGATAATGATAAGCTTAATAGCTATGTGGATGTAAAGCATATGCACAATGGTTTCTTTACGTTTAATCAGAAATGGTCATTAATCAATTTATCAATGTGGTTGGAGTTGCATGATTTTCAATAGATATAATGATCCACAAAGAAATGATGGATTGTCTCTAAAAATAAGACTTACGAATAGATGCAATTTTAAATGCCATTATTGCTTTTATAGGGACAATTCATCTGAATTTGCAGACTTAAATAGGGTTATTGAATTCCTTTGGACATTGAAGGATAAATATCCCTATTTTTATATCTATCTGCATGGTGGTGAACCAACTATCCATCCAAGCTTCTTATTCTTCATATATGAGCTTGAACAGGTATTGAAGGGTAAGGACCACTTCCTATATTTTGATACCAATTTTAGCCAAACAGCTTCATTTTGGGGGGAATTTTGTGAGTTGGTTGATCCTGATAAGACCAAAGTGAATTGCACCCTTCATATGGGTCAAAATGACCTAAATTCCTTTATTCAGAAATTTGATGAATTACAATGTACTAAACAGTTCAATATTATGGTTGAAAGCTCCACATTTGATGAATGTAAGGCTATTTTTGATTCTTTGAATCCTGAATGGAATGTGGTTCCTAAACCCATTTTTGATGGTATTAGTGAGCTTGAATACACAAATCAGCAAAGACGGTTCTTTTATGATCACGATACTACAAGACAGTTTTGTTTTGATGATAAAATATTCAGCTTGAATCAGATTGAACTAGAGGGACGTAATAATTTTTATGGATGGAAATGTGAATATGGGAAAAAGAATATTGTTATAGATGTTAATGGTGATATGTATTATTGTGTAGCTCATCAATTGAGTATAGGAAAACCGTTTATGAATCTAAATAAAGATGAAATAGGCAAATACTTTGAAATTTATAAACCAAGTATTTGCCTATTTCATAAGTGTTCAGCTTGTGACTTAAGGATATGGAAAACATATTATCTATCTACATAAAGGTTTTCTTTTCTCTTTCTCACTATAATCAACAATACATATATCTTCATTTATACTTTCTGAAAACTTAAACAAATCATTATCACTAAAATATCCTTCATCAAACCATCTTTTACTTTTTGGAATCTTAACATTAGTTAAAAGTAGAGAATAAACAAATTTTTCACCTTTTAATGATTCATTTTTATTGAATTGTAATTTATATCCTTTATATGGACTGTCATTATCTATGATTTCTACTTCAAATTGTTGTACTTTCTTTATCCATCCATCTTTCTCAGGATATTGTTCATTAAACCATTCTATATATTCTTCTAAACATGTTGGATGTTTTAAATCTAGAAAGAACTTTTTTGCATGATTATCTATTTGTGATTTACGTCTATCTCTAATGAAAGAATCTCCTGTTACCTTTCCAAGGTGTTCAGGTATTTTTCTCTTTTTAATAACTGTACTTACAGTCCTTTTTGTTGCTCTTATAGTTATAGTTAAAGGTAATACTCCCATTTTTATATACTTCTCTTTTGTTTGAATCATTTCCAATTCAACCGCATTAATAATAGGTAATTCTCTCATCACACTTTCTCCTTATAAATAATTCTTTACAATTTTTTTATAGTATTCCACATTACTATCATTATCTGTTGGATCACACAGATACCACAACTTTACCTTATCTGTCAAGAGAAATTTTCTGTAATACTTTAGTTTTTTCAGGGTACATCTAGATAATTTATTGAATTTTTTATTAAAATGGTCATGCATACCGCTAGGACATTTTATATTTCTATAAAACCATATACGTTCTAAACAGTATTTAATCCACTCTACACCTTGCCAACATGCTCTTGATGTATTGTTTTTCAATTTTCTTGAAGTGCAATCTAAGATGACACAATCCTTTCCTATGGCTAATTTCATAAGAAGATTGTTATCTAATTCTTTTAATGTAAGCTCAAAAAGTCCATGTTCAAGATAGGTTGATTGAATGCGAATAAATTGAGGGTTTCTTTGTAGGTGATAAAGCTTTTTTAGATATTCAAGTCCTGTAGTCAGATTAATAAAGAATTCAGTATTATCTACATCAAAGTCTTCCACATTTTGGCCTTTCTATATAGAAAAGCCTGAATTTGATTACTTGGTAAATGGTCGAATGCCGATGGTTTTACGTTCCCAACCTTTTTTATATCTTGAAGTGTTCAAATTCAGGCTTTCATTATTATTTATATATTAAAGTTCAAACTCCTTCATATCGTTGAAATCTTGGAATGCGCCTAGTGGTTTCGCCCAATTTGGTTTTGAACTTATGTATTTGTTACACCATCTATCTACCCTATTTCTAGCAAGCTGATAAGGATAACCATGAATTCTACTATCTTTTTTCATATCATATTTTTGATATTGTAGATGATGGGTCAATTCATGTACCAAAACACCTATTCTATTTGGACATTTTTTTAAAATCAGGATAGTAGGTTCAATATCGAAATATATTCCATAATCATCTTTATCATGGAATACATCAACATAGTAGATCATACATGGAGATAACTCAAAGTAATCACAAAAGATTTTTGATAACTTTCTTGCATCTACTATGTTGATGTTTTTCTTCCATTCCACTATTTTTTAACTTCTCCTGCTGATTTAGGAGCAATGTAATTGCTCAACTTTATGAGACCCCTAACAGCCTCACTAAAGTTTTTTGCTCCTGTTCTTTCTTGGAACTGTTCAACCAACATTATTTCTTCTTCTGATAAATCTACTGTCTTTTTCATTTTCCTTTCTTTTCCTCAAATTTTCCACTACGGAAAATTTCATGTGTTTTGTTTACATCATCATTGGTGTGGAAAATCTTTTCCACAATCCAATTCGGATTTTTCTTCTTTCGACAGGCTGTAATAGCTTCAGCCTCATTGAAAGTAGTGAAGTGATAACCATATGGAACTTGATACAAGCGTTCATACTTGGCACGTTCCACAACATTAACAACACCATACCGAACAAAGCGTTCTTCCATTTGTACTTCCTTTCAAGATTAAGGTTGATAAAATACGGCATTTGCACTACGCATTGCCATAAAAATAGGTTTAAGATAATTTCTTGCTTCTACCTCATTAAAACTGTTTTGAATCATGAGATACTTTATAACACATTCATCTTCATTTAGCATATTATCAGGGGCTTTGTCAATAGGAATTTCAGGAAAATCGGGTTCATTGAACTTAAATCCCAATGCTTCAGCTATGCTAGTATTGGTCTTTTCCCAACCTTCATTTGCATTTTTCCATTCAATGATAAGATGACCAAATGAACGGTTCATTCTTTGAGCTACAACTTTACCCTTTATAACTTTAGGGGCATTACCAAAAATATATTTTAATGCTGCTTTGGCATTAACCAATTCAACATCTTTTTGAGTATATGTTTCTAATTCTTGAACAGAATCAGGTAGAACATCAAAGATGGAAGGATCAATTTCAATTTCATCACCATCTTCATAGATGACTTGAGATACTACACGATGAATATTTTCATCCTTATAACCTGCTGTTTGAAGTTCTTGGTAAAGCCTTAGCATTTGATCTTTTGTAAGATTGCTCTTGACAACCCTTTTAGCTATGGGATGAACAGCATCTATTTTGTATAGTTTAATCATTGGTTTCTCCTAAAGTTACAGGTTGATGTTTATGTTTGATTAAGAGTCAAATTTTTGTATTGCTGTAATCAACCTTAAAAAGTGTATATCAGATATCTTTTTAATTGTCAATGGGTTTTTTGTATTTCATATTTAAAAATTCAGCCCAACCTGCATCATCACCTTCTTCTGTATATGCCTTATATGCTTTACATCCTTCACAAGAAGGTTCATTACAATCAAAACAGAAAGGTGCTTTGTATTTTTCATCATCAAAATTAGCTTGAATATAAAGATTCCACCACATTTTGATGTTAGGCCAAAAGATCACGATAATCAATGCTGTAAAAAGACCTATAAAAATTAATTCCATGATTCACCTTCCTTTTAAAGTGGTGGGGGATGGAAGAATTGAACTACCCGACACCCTCCTAGATTATTTAACGTCCACGGTTTTACAGACCGCTACTAGGAACATCCCCCTATTTAAATTTTAATTCCTTATCATCTATATTTAGCATTTCATGGAGCATGATAGTATCAATATCCCCCCTTGTTGAACACCTGCATGTCATAGATGATCCAAAACAATTCATGAATTCATCAATGAATCCTGCTGATATGATGAAAGAATATCCAAGTCTACCCATTGCCTTAGCCATATCAATGTGATTCAAGGAAGCATCAAATACAACCAATTTTTCAATTCCACCTTTATTCATGGGTTTATTAGATACTACAACATATTTAGAATCATTCATGTTATTATCCTTATTTATATGTTTACGATATCATTTTCAGGTTCACTATTCCAAACAGGATCATTCAAACCATCTTTAGTCCAAACATTATAAGTTGTTTTAAATGGTTTTTCACGTAAAACGATGGTTCCTTTAATTGGAAAAGTGACTTCATTTCCAATGCCATTTAATGGCACATATTGAAGGTTTATAACACGTTTACCACTTTTTGTTTGAACAGACTTATTGATATCAATCATTTTATCCAAACCTTTTTGATTTTTGTTGGGTTCCACATTTAGGGCATCTGAATGTCAGTATATCAAATCCCTGAAAATCTTCCTCAATGTTAATGAATTCCACATACTTTTCATCAATGAAAGCAGGACATTTTTGACAATGAACGGTAATGATTTTTTCTCTCAAATAAGGTTGCTTGTTTTTTTTACCACTTGGCTTTTTACTCATTGATCTATCCTTTATAATAATAATTTCTAATTAGACTTTTTTTATATCATTAAATTTATCAGGAGTCAAGCAATCTTTTTTCTCTTTCAATAAGATATTTCCATGAAGGGCAATTTAGATAATGTTTATAATCAGTTCCCCCACAGAATTTACAATTGGAATCAGGTAGCTTACATGCAGAGCATATTTTACCACTTATTTCAGAATGAGGGCAAATAAGGGTTTGGGTAATAATACATTCATTCATTTTAAACTCCTTGATTAAGGTTAATTTCGCCTTGGGGGGAGTTACCCCCCTTTGGTTTAGGCTACTGCAAATTCTTCAACAGCAATCAGTTCTTCAGGGGCATCTTTCACGATGATGCGATTAAGCATGGTCTCTTTACGTCCCTGATACTCATTATGCTTTTTAATCGTACCCGTTAAAAGGACCACATCCCCATTTTTAAGCTCAATCGAAGTTCCTGAATAGAAGGTCTTGAAGATGTTTCCAAGAGCATCTTTAAAGGCATAAAGAGTGCTCATGCCATACATGGTTTCAATTTCCTTGGCAAAGGTAACTTCAACCCGTACATCCTTCAGACGTTCCCCAATTACACCAACATAATTGGATTCAGGTTCATTGGCACGTTCTTCATCTTGTTTTTTCTTGTATTCGATTTTTTCCATTGCATTTTTATAGGAATTAATCATGGAAACGGCAAATCCCATGAACTTAGAAGGAACATAATTCAGCTTGGCAAGCTTAACCAAGTTCAGCAGGTAATCATTTCCTTCAGGATCAAGGTTTTTGTAGTATTCAATGATCTTGTCAGCAAGTGCATGATCCTCATCAGAAATCTGAACAAATTCACTACGGGGCATTCCACGGTAAGGTTCAAGGTTATCCCAAACACGATTGCAAGTAGAATTTCCACCAAAATCATAAGCGTATTTTTTGCTTGCCCAACCAAATTGATTGATAACAGCAGAAGCATAACCAAGGACATAATTCAAAGGATAGGAATAAATCCTACGTCCACCCTTCATGCAATCTTCATCTTTGATTCCACCAACGATACCATGAAACTTGATGGATGCCATGAACATAAAACCGGAAGGATCAAGACCGAAAAAATCTTTAACACAGGTGCTACCAACTTCCTTATACTCATTGGTCTCAATTTCCCGAAGCAGAACAGAGTGATGGCGATTGCGGTTCCATCCACAATGATCACATTGAATGGAAGTGGCATTTTGCCATTTTTCAGGAACAACAGCATCAGGAACAGCAGAAATCAAAACCTGATTTCCATCTTCCCCATGAAAAATGTCCAATTTGGCAACAAGCTCATACCCTTCAATGATGGGAATGTTGTAGGTCAAAGTGGCAGTAACCATTTCAATAATGATGGGGGAAGTCAGTTTATGACCAGTTTGGGGATGTTCCCAATACTCAAGAACATGCTCATTGTCAAAAGTCAGAACCAAGGGATCACAACCCATTTTCAAGGCTTTGCGGTTCATCTTTTCAATCTTCTTGGTCAGATAGGAAACTTTGTAAGCAGGAATGTCAATGGACTCTACGATTTTTTCAGTCATTTTAATTTCCTTTTTATTAGAGTTCGATTCCATGACATATATATAGAGCAATTCCTATGCCAACAATGAAAAAAATCTGCATCTAATAAAATCAAGCACTTACAGAATTTAGGTTTTTAGGTTATGTGGATTTTAGGTTATGTTGTGACAAATTATGTCAAAGTTTGACAAAATAAGTCAATTATAGATGTTATCATGACAAAATTCTAATGCTCTTTGGTATAGGTCTTCTATATCATCTTCCCTTAACGTATTGATATCGAAATTCACGTATAGTTCATTATCTCTTATAATATGCAATTTTGCTGCTTGAGCAGCATAGTATCCAAATTCCACTTCAACTTGTTTAACACCATCATCATGATGCCTGAATTTTCTATGAAGCTCAAAATAGAGCATAGGATTATACTGTTTAGCATATTCATCCAACCATTCATGAATTTCTCTATATTCTTTTCCAAAGACCTGTAAACAATCTTTACAATGTGTTTCTATTTTAGCCATTTATGCCTCATAAAACTTAGCAAAATATATTTTACCTATTTCAAAGTCTTCTTCATTAATAGGTATTCTAAATCGTATTTTTCCTACTTCATCCTCAATTTGAAATAGACCCCACCACATATCTAAATCAGGATCATATATCCTGTCTATGCATTTCATTCCCCTCATTTCAACTCCTTTTCAAGAATGGGACGTATTATATTCCATTCCTTCCTTGTGATTGTATTTTGAGGTACAGGAATCTCATTTCCACTTGTGAATTTTTGTGTCATCACATCAAGGACTTCTTTGACTTTTCTCTTTTCTTCTGTATCTATCAAAAAAGATAGAATGTTTCCAGTACCATGAATTTCTATCTTCCTTCCACCTTTGTATGGTGTTTTCTGTTTATAAAAACTACCCCAACCTTGTTCAGGGTCATCATCTGATATTGTTTGAGGATCAATATGATCAAATTTTTTATAACAATTATAATGAAATGCAGCAATACCATCATTGTTTTTATGATTAAAATGAAGTTCTACAATCTCACCCCAAGGTGTATCCCATTCAATGGATTCTCCATTCTCATCAAAAACCCTGCCATAGGAATCATATTCCCCTTCCATTTTTTCAATGACTTTACCATCTTTTAAAAGATAGAGAATACATTTCTGACCACGTTCAGAATCAGATACAATAGGATTACCACATACTTGACACATATAGCTAAAACAGCCCATAATAATCTCCTTTAACAGTTACAATGATTTCGATCCATTTGAATTCTTATAGCATCACTTTCTACATCACCATCAGAATATCCAACATATTGTTGCTTTACTTCTTTTTCAAGTAGGTCAATTGCTTTATATTTGTGACCTAGTTGAATCATTTTGACTAAACTTTCTAATTGTTCATTTGAAATTAAATACCTTGCACTCATAATTACCCCTTTATAACTGCCAATGGCTTTAATTCAGTTACGATTTCTACAAGGTCTTCTTGATGATCCATAACAGTTCCAATGTCTTTATAGGCACTACTTGCCTCATCAAGATCACTCAAGTTTCGTACTGAATGAATAATACCTTGATCATCCAATATCTTCTTTTCCATTTTAAGATCAAGGGTTTCTTTTGCTTTTCTTCTGCTCATCAATCTTCCTGCTCCATGAGAACAGGAATGAAAGCTATTTGCATTACCTTTACCCTTAACAATATAGCTTGCAGTACCTTGACTTCCAGGAATCAAACCTAATTCACCTTCTTTTGCTCTAGTTGCTCCTTTTCGATGAACTAATACGTTTTCTCCAAAATGATTTTCCATATCAGCAAAATTATGATGAATATTAATGAAGTTACTGAATTTGGCATCAACATGATTTGTAATACAAGTCTTGATTCTTTTCATCATAACTTTTCTATTCCAATATGCAAAATCACAAGCATAAACCATTTCATGATAATACATTTGACCAATATCATCATGAAAGGGAAGAAATGCTAAATCCCAATTTTTAGGAACAATAGATTTCCATTTTTCATTCATTTCTTTAGCAATATTGTTATAATGATCAGCAATTTTCTTTCCAAGGTTTCTACTTCCTGAATGAATCATGACATAGATAAATCCATCATCCCCTTTTTGGATTTCAATGAAGTGATTACCACCACCTAAAGTTCCTAGCTGTTTAGAAGCAGAATCCCATTCTTTTGCAACAACAGATTTAGATAGATCAGGCATGGAAATAATAGGTGGCATACCTTCAGATTTTTTATTGTGTTTATACCCAACAGGAACAGCTTTTCTTATATCACCCATAATAGACTTCAAAACAGGCTTATCTATATGAGTAAGATCAGTTTTAACACAACACATACCACATCCAATATCCACACCTACAGCATTAGGAATAATATATCCCTTGGTAGGAATAACACTACCAATGGGAACACCAAACCCATAATGCATATCAGGCATTCCTGCTACATGATGATGAACGAAAGGCAATGATGCAGCATGTTCCAACTGCTGTAATGCATCCCATTCAACTTCTGACAACCATAGCATCATAGGAACATTCAGTTTACCACCTTCACCATTAAATGCATGAGTATTGACATTGAATTTTTTAGAGAATTTTATGTCTATCATTAGTATTTGCTTTCCTGTTCCCATTGGTTATAATCATATGCTTCTTTGGCCTTTTCAACAACTTCCTTTTCAACACTTTTCTTTTCAGGAAATGATTCTGCTGTTTTCTTTTCGACAATAACAACATCATTAGATTCATCATGACCTTTAAATGCATACCAATTTGTCACAACAATGGATATGAATATAAATATCATAGTAATTACAACTAATACTTCAATTAATGTGAATCCCTTTTTCATTTTCTTTCCCTTCTATTTCTATTATGGTTTCAGGTAATTCTTCTTCAATAGGGACTTCTTCTATTTTGTCTTTACCATTTGCATTTGCTTGACGTTCTGCAATAGACAGATAATCGAACATTTCAAGTTTCGACCAATTTTCATAAATATCACCTGCATAATCATTAAGTTGATCCTTTGTGGCATTCTTAGAAAGGTATCTATGAAAGGTATTATACATGTTTCCATTTTCTTTGTCAAGGTATTCCCGAAAAATAGAACACCCAACATCAATATTGGTTTTTATATGCCATAAATTTTGACCTTTATACCTTTCAGCATGGATTTTAGGCATTACTTGCATAAGACCTACAGCACCAACCCTGCTTTTAGCAAAGGGATTCATGTTGCTTTCTTTTCTAATAATAGAGCATACAAGCTTTCTTGGTAGCTGATATTTTTTGCTCATTTCATCAACACTATTAGCAATGATTTCTGCTAATGCAGGATCAATATCAGGATTGAGATGAAGCAAGAAATCACTTGTTTTAGTCTTGCTTCTTTCAACATAGTGGATTATTTCTTTTTCAACTACCTTTTCAACAATTTCAGGAGCAGGTATCTTTTTAGGTAGTATCTTTTCCTGATATAAAAATAAACCAAATATCATACCACCACCAAAGATAATAACACAAAAAACAAACGTCATAAGATTTTTAGTTTTTAATTTTACATCAGACATGTTTATCCTTTCAGAAAAGGTTTCTATTAAGAGTTTCTATGAGCCAATCATCCCAATATTCTTTATCAACTTCATCAGGTAAATTGGATTTAGGAATCATTTCCTCAATATTTTTCATTAAAAGTTCAAGCCAATTTTGCACTTCTGTAAAATCAATCTTGCCTTGTTTTATGTCTCTAAGGTAATCTGCATTAGGACATGGGAAGGTATATGTTCCAATTGTTAAGATATCCCATACCTGATATGCTGATCTAAGTGCATGAGAAATAGCTTTCCAATCAACTCCTTCATTCTTCCTAGCAAGCATAGCACGACTACCATATCCTGTCAAGTCCTTTTTTAAGTGTTCAAGAGCATAACTAACCTTGACAGTTTCTTGGTATTTTTTACCACATACCTGATACATCTTGAAAGGTTCAGTATTAAGAAAATGAATATGTTCACTTTCAGCAGGTAATTTGTCCCATACATCCTTTAATTTAGCATTATATGGGGCATAGTTTGAAAGAAACTTAATTACATCCTCATAAGCTTCAATCCTTGTTCCTTTGATACCATATTTAGCTGCCTGTTTCCTTGCATATGATACAAAAGATTTCATTTCTTTAGTATAAAATAAATGGCTATTATGATACAATTCAGGCCATATGTCATTATTGAATATTTTCCAACAGGAAAATGGAGCATGTAACAAATCCATAGCCATTGTTTCACCTTGACAGGCCAATTTTAGAAAGTAGTGGATAGACCATAGTTGAGCATCTAATCCACTACTTTTAGGCAAATGAACCTGCTTAGGGAAATTATTCAAAAGCAATTGCCTTTTGGTAGGCACAAATACACCCAAATAATCAACATCAGATTCAGGTGTAGCAGTACCATACAAGTTTGATCCTGCATCAGATAGAACAATTACTTGTGTTTCATGCAATCCCAAGGATTCAAAATCAATGGAATGTTCTAGGTTTCTTACATGTATATGTAATTTACTCATGCATCTCCTTTATTGACATATGCTAAAAGATCACGTTTGAGTAAGTTAGTTGGGGGAAGGAATTTCACCTTTCCACCTTTTACTTCATCAATAGGATATTCGGCAATGATATCCTGTTCAGTAGGTTCCCCACAATCTTCATATTCATGTTCATAGACCAAAAGAACCTTAAATCCATGTGCCATTATTCATCTCCTTTTTGAGATTCTTCAATATCTTCTTCACCCTTATCAAGTAAATCAGTTTCTCTTTTAAGGAATCTGAAGCTTTTCAGTTTATAAGATTGATTGTCATTTGCTTCTTTTCTGACAACAATACCTTCAGCAGGAAGTTTATTTTTACACATATAACAGTCTTGCTCAAGATATACTTGTTTTAGATAATTGATTAAATTATCGGCAAGATCAAGACCATCATCATAAGTGTATACCTGAAAGATATCTCTTACCTTTCCATAATATAGTTCAGGAACAGCTTTCAGACCACGTTCTTTACACCAATCCTGAACTTGCTTTGCAGAGAATTCAAATACATTTCCTGATGGATTAGTATATGTGATACGATAAATATAGACTTCATAATCTGTTTTGCCACATCCATAATCATATGATTTTTGGATATATGCTCCATTAGGAAGATGACCAACAATTTCTGCATAGACAGTCATTCCATCAAGCAGGAATTCTTTAATCTTGTCATTTGCAAGACCCCAAATATCAATCTCATAATAACTGTTTTTTGAAGTATTGAGATCATCATTCTTGATTACTTTTCTTGAAGAATAAATGTTATCATATTCAGTATCAATAACCTTAACTCCAATAAGCTTAAGAAATTTATTGAACAGGTTCAATTTCTTCTTGCATAGGATATTTGAAATGATAACAGATGTTCCATGAAGCTTATAGGTAATGCTCATAATGTCATCAGGTTTAAAACGATGAGCATTCTTACCAAATTGAGCAGTATCATCATGGAATCTAAACTGACCATCAATCAGTTTAGATATCTTCTTTAACTTCTTTTTCTGTTTATTAGCACCACCTGAATTCTTTACAGGTACGATATATTTATTACAGATAGGAATATTTTTGATTTCATCAAAGATATCTCCTTCTGATAGTTCATCTGCATCAATAACAAATTCAAGAGAAGTCAAAGGCATAAAGAGACCCATTGATTTATTGCCTCTTAACTTCATGGTTCTGATACGTCTATTGTCTTCTAGATATCCCTTTTTCGTATCATCATAATTTAGTTCTGAATGACGATAAAGGTTGTTATAGTTAGTGTATTCATGACTCAATTGTGTTTCAGCAGGGAAGTAAACACCTATATCACCAACATTTACATCTTTGCTGATGATGATGTTGTTACCAAAGATAATAGTACCCTGAATGTTGTCACAGTTGTCCAATTGGACAACATTCTTTATTTTGACAACAGTAGCACAATAGTTTTCATTTATAGGTTTCTTAAATTTCATCTCTTATTCCTTCAATTAGGTTTTCTATTACTTCATTAACATCAATTTGAATGTTTCCACCTTGACCCCAACAGGTAGTACAGGTATATTGTTCATCACCAATACCACTACAATCAGGACATTCAGTAACTAATCCTTCAAATGCTCCTGCATTATATAGTGCTTCTATTGTGTCAATGTCCATTGTCTTTCACCTGTATCACTTTTACCATAGTCTCTATTGCTACTTTAAGATTATGATATTTGTTATTGGTTCCACATCCAATGAATTTCCATCCTTTAGGATGATAAGTTATAATGGCATCATTCCATTTATTCCATTCTATATCATAGTCTGTATGTAAAATCAATGCCATTTTTAAATTAATCCTGATTCCATTATAAAAACTTGTGCAAGGTATCGGTATGCCTCAAAAGCTATTCTATCCATCCAAAGAACCATTGACCCTTCTGTAAGACCATTTTTAGATGCTAATTTTTCTGCTGTTTCACGTAACAGACAATCACCAATGGCACCTTGCTTTTCAAATAGTTCATAATCCTTTGTCAATTGAACCATGTCTTGAAGTGGCATGTTATGTACTTTATCTTGTATGAAATTCATCTTAATGATATCTCCAATATTTTATTTTTTACTTCACTTAATTCTTTTTTTGATAAATGGAATATATGAAGCATATCTTGTATTTCAGCACGTAAAATAGTCCTTTTTTTCCATTTATCGGATTTATAATTCCCCCATCGTTTTTGATATTCGATATGTTCATCTGTTCTTTTATCTTCTTTACTATGTTTCATTTTCTGTTTCACTTTCTTGAGTAATACGATCAAAAAATGCATTGTCTTCTGCTTCTACCATTGCCTTATAATCACGGTAACGATGGAAGGTGCAATTAGGTGGAAATCCTACCATTACATCAGAAGTTCTTGAGATCATGAATCTCCAACCAAATACAAGACCATCTACATCTTTAACTGTTGATTCCCATTCATCAAGAGTCATGGGTTTCAAGGTTGTCCATGTATCCCTTGTGTCTAATTCAAACTTCTTACAATACATCTTATAGTAAAGAAGTATATCTTCATCAGAAGGAATTTCATTACTTCTTAGACGTTCTGTTTCTTCCAATGATTCTAAAATAGAATGCTTGATTTCAGATTTCACTCTATTTAAGGTTTTATTAAATTTGCGTTTATAGAGAAAATACACAAAACCAAGACAAAACCACAAGAAAGCAATAACACCTGCAACCCAAGCTAGAAAAAGAAATATGGTATCCATTGTTTATCCTTTCAGTTTTTTTGTTTGTACATCTAACCACATTTTACGCACTTTGTCAAGATGTTCTTTAGGAATAGGAACACCACTTACATTCAACTTAAGGAAATAACGGTATTTCTGTTCATCTGTCAAGGGTTCAGTTTCAGCCCAATTGATTGAATATCCTTTGAAATGGACTCTATCCCTCCAATTCATATCATTATAGGTCAATCCTTTATATTTAAAACGGCATTCATAGAAATCAAGCAATGCCTGAATTCTTTGTTTACCATCTAATACTTCATAATGATTTAATTGTCCTTCTTGATATTTTCTTCTGATAATGGTGAATTTACCAATATCAATGTTTTTAAAAATGGAATCAATTAGGGAGACTTTCTGTTCTTCAGTCCATATCAATTCCCTTTGATAGTCAGGACTTAAATCAATTCCAGCACCACCATACATTTGAAAAAGAATTGATTGAATATCACGTTGTCCATAATTAAAAAATATATCATCATCTTCTTCAACCCTTGGATTTTCTTCCATTTCTTCTTTGGTTTTATAGGGTCTTATTTCAGCCCAAAGGCAATAATCCATATTACATTTAACACCTACTCTCTTGCCATATCTTTCATGCCATCCAACTCTTACACATAGATAATACATGCCATTATCAAAAGATTTAATGACAATATTTTTATCCCATGCACCCCATGTAACCCTATCCCCTGTCTTGAAAAAATAGGTAGGTTTACCAATGCTTCCTCTTTTAATGGTATTCTTACAGTCTTCAAGGCTTGTGTTCAAAGCATAATCTTTTTGATGGATTGCTGCTTTGATTCTCATTTTTTCTTTACGATCAGCTTTTTCTTTTTCAGTCAGTTTACGTCTAGGCATTTTTTGACTCCAAAACTTCAATGTTTTTGGCATTCACCCAACCGAAATAACCCTTACCGTCTTTTCCTTCAAGGATATAATCATCCTCTTTTTTGGCATGGATTTTCCGAATCTCACCATGTTTTATTAAAATTTCTTTGGAGTGATTAGGACCGGCATAATAATCTTCTGCAATCCATTTAGCATACATAATAATATTCCTTATTAAGGGGTTAAAGGCATTCCCAAAGGCACAACAGAAAGAGAATGCTTCAATGATCCATCAATGAGCTTTGTAGTGTAGACCAAATAGCAAAGAGTGTTCATATCAGGATCATAGAACCTTGCAATTTTCATTGTCTTTGATCCAATGGATTGACTGATGCTAGCTATATTGGTCACATCACGTTTATCCACAATTTGTTTACCATCCTTTACAGGTACAGGCTTGATCAACCTTGCAGCAATAGCGGTATTGGATGGATTTGCCAAAGCAAAGATTTTACCACTATCAATCCTTGTAAAGAAGATAGCAACAAAAGGATTATCAGGGTCCACAATTCGAATCACCTGAATCTTATCATTGCCACTCATCATACGCTTGACACATTCCACTTCACCGATTTTAGTTGCTACAGTTGGTCCTGCATAGGAATTGTTGACTGACAGGACAATCATCATAAGTACCCCAACCAACATACCTGCAACAAAATACATTTGCTTTTTCATTTTTTAATCTCCTTTAATAATTTCATAGTTGGAATCACAAGGCTTAACCCAATGATCTTTCATTTGTAGAATTGTAATATCCTGCATGGTTCCATCTTCACGTTTATATGGAACAGGCCATTCCACGTTGAATTCATATCCCGGCTTGAACCGTTTGGTAACAGTTCCCTCTTTGTCAATCAAAGACTTGACAAGATTACAGAATTTCAAATTTGGATATCCTGTAGCCTTATAAGAATTCAGAATATGATGAAAAGTATAAATGGTAACTTGAACTTTAGCACCCTCTTTATAGTCTCTAATCATGATTCCCCCTTACATGAAAATGATGAAAGAGCAGAAAACCACAAAATACATCATAGCATCATAACACAGATCATTGACAACTTCTTTGATTACCATATCAATAATATCAGTACACATAACAGATTCCTTTCTGTTTGTCAAGCTTTTTACCATTTTTATTCCTTTTATCGTAATTGAGTATGAATAAAATGACCACCATGAGGTTTACGTTTACATCCACTATGATACCGTCTATCCATATTTTTCAATAGACGTTGGGTATAGTGAACATACCCACAATCTTTGCAAGTATATTTGTGTTTGTATTGACTTGGGTTTCCCTGAAGGTAATCATAATCATGACAAGTTTTAGGAGTTCCACCAATAGCTGTTACTATGGATTTCCATTCCTTGCCATGTGGAGACCTTCTTTTTCGTACCTGTTTCAATCCTGTAAATGGACCTTTTTTAACATAACGAAAAGTAACACCTGAATCACTTTCCCCATAAAAATTTCTTTCACAATTACGGATTAAATGACCGATTTCATGTAGCATTGTTTTATTACGGTCAACAGGACGTTCAGCTACTTTTTCATGCAATCGAATAAGGGAAGTCCCTAAACACGTTCCTGCAATATGTTTAGACCTGTTCATGATTTTAAATTCACAATCTTCTATACGTGCAACTACCATACAGAATATGTCTGTATTGGTTCCAAAGTATTTTTTAACTCCATTAACAACTTGATCATAAAGATTGATTTTTTTAAGATAGTCAGCAAGTTTCATTTTAATATCCTTTCTTAAGCAGCATTCATTTCAATTTCAGAAATGTTACCAATGCAAACCCAATAATCAGTATTGATTTTACCCTTGGAACGAATTTGATCCACTAAACGATCAGCATCATATTGAGCATTACGGTTAGGATGTTCAAACCCATCTTCATCCTGTACATGACCTTTGAAAACATGACTATGGCGATAAATTTCCCCATCAGCAATGGCGAAAATATAAACATCATAAAGAACCAACATTTCATCTTCACCCATGAGTTCATAAAGATCAGTTTGGCTTGAATAAACATCATTGATAAAAAGTTCAGGCATTTTAGACTCCTTGATTAAGATTTAATTTCGCCTAGGGGGTTTCCCCCCTTGTGGTTAGTCCATGTGGTTTTCATAGACTTCACCACCATTATGAAGACCGAAATAACCCATACGCATTGAAGATTTTTCCTTGTTTTCCCTTACGATGAAAGGATAAGAACCATTGAAGGATTTCCAAGTACCATAATCCTTGACCCGTAAACGGAATTTAGGTCCATAGGTTTTTTTCCCTGCTTTTACTGGTCCTTGAAATCCATTGAAACCTTCTTTATAAAGCATCTGACAAACAACCGTTTTGCCAGTAGGGGAAACTTCAAGAATTTTGCAGAATTCATTGATGGTCATATCATATCCCCATGAGGTATGCAACATACAACCAACCAAGGGATGATTTACATTAGGATTTGCAACCTTCTTGGCCTTTTTTACCTTCTTGACCTTTTTAGGAGCAGGGGAAAAATTGAAATCCTTGAAACGGTCAGCAGCAGTACGGACTTCAGTATTAACGGTAGTGGTGAAACCGTTTACAATCTTTCCACGTTTGGCAAGAAGGGCATGATCATTAGCAGTAAGTTGTTTCATTTTGATCTCCTTATTATAAAGTTAATTTCGCCTAGGGGGTTTCCCCCCCGTTTTTAAAACCCACCTGTAAGAGTTACGGTGAAATAATTGTTATTGGAAACGGTGATGAATGTAACACCTTCACGAACCAATTGAGCAGTAAATTGAGCCATTGCTACCATGTCATTTTCTTTGTTGAAGTCGAAGCTCATTTGATTCTCCTTTGTTTGGGTTTGTTTTGTTATCTGCTATTAGTATAGAGCAATAGGTATGCCAATAATAAACAAAAATCAATATTTTTTTTATTGAGTGATTATAAGGACTTACAAAGACACTATTTTTTTATAAATACCATTGCCATGATTTGATGCCATATTTTGTCAAAGTCTGTCAAATTTTGTCAAAAAGAAATGACTTGACAAACTAATCAAACATTGGTATATAGGCAAGTATCATTAAAACTACATGGAGAAAAAAAATGGTTCAGGGATTTATTAGCAGAATGAATAAAATAACACAAGACGGTAAATGTATTGGATATTTTTCTGATTTGTCCATATTGCCTTTCAAGAAAGGTGATACTGTTATCATTCCCAAAGGAACTAAATACCATTCCATGAAGGATGGAGAATATCATATAGCAGGAAAATCATATAAGGTCAAGATTGATCATATCCTTTGTGGTGCTGAATACATGGAAAGAGGGGAAATGATTGTTCAAAACCCTGAAGTTTCTTGGGCAGGATCAGGTGGTTATTGGAATAGATGTGATATTAATGATGTAAAAAAAATATAATGTGGATCATAAGAAAAACAGTCAGTAAAGGGGATTATGTATATGCATTAGTCCCTGATCATCCAAAAAGAACCAAAAACAATTATGTTCTTTTACATAGGATTGTACTTGAAAACTATCTTGGCAGGATGCTTGAAGATGATGAGATAGCACACCACATTAATGAAGATAAGAAAAATAACGGTATTGACAATATTGAACTTTGTTTGGCTAAAGTCCATAATCAATATCATGCAAAACGTGGTAGTAAAATGGTCAAATTGAAATGTCCACAATGTAAAGCTATTTTCCACTTACATCACCTGGAAGAATATTTGGAACATGCAACCAATTGCCCAATTTGTGATTTTAAAATAAAAAAGTGAGTGGCATTTTTTTCAATAATTAAAAAAGCACATGCTTATTTCACTATAAAAATTTGATAGCACAAAAACAGAACGTGAAATTGAAATAAGTGGTGGACCCAACTGGATTTGAATAAATAAGTTTTGAAATTGTAAAAAAAATG